TGACCTTTAGGCTGTGTCCAGATAAAGCACTCAGTTATTAACTGCTAGTTTATATCTAAATACTATTATGAAGTGGTTCATAATAGTTTTGATGATGGGAACCTATCCCGATGGCAGCAAGGATGTATTCTGGTATCAGCAACCTAAGTTTGATACTGTGGAAGAATGCAAACTTTATGTTGGCTATAATGCTGGTTCAATCAAGAGGGATATGCAGATAGAGTTTAATTTAAAACCCATTGAAACTGTGTATTGTGTTAGAGAAGATAAACTTGATGTTTTTGGAGTTCCTACAGCAATCTAATTATTGACAAACATTCCAGGATCAAATGTAGCCGTTGCACCATCGTTATATTCTTTGCCAAAATATGCAAGGTCCGATGGGGCTTCGTCTTGCCATGCTAGGATGGATTCTACTTCAACTTTCTGTATGTCAATCTTTTCGCCCTGCTCGTCTTCTATGTCAATTTTTCTAGTCCAACGACCATGCTCGATTAAAATCCAGTCACCCACATTGTATGGATCGGTATTTTCAGGTCCCTTTGCGTAAACCTTTGCCCATCTTGGTTTTACACCATGTGCCTTTGCATCATCTGATTGAATGATGATTCCGCCCTCCGTCTTAGTTTCACCAAAATGCATTCCGGTGACTAAAACGTCAGCATGAATTGGTCTAACCTTTCCTTTAATCATATTCTAGCCTTTCTACTGTTTTTTAGATCTGTCTACTACTTCTTCTTTAATTGCTCTAGGGTTTTTTTTATAGTAATCTTTTAGAATTTCTTCTCTAGTTCTTACTACCTTTCCACCCTTGCCAATTTCATCACCGCGAGCATTTACCTTCATGTTACCTACCGCTGGTAGGGTTTCATTTTTAAGATTTAGTTTTTCCATGTCAATCTCTTTGCCGCGCATGCTTCTTACTGTTCTAGCCATATTATTCTCCTTGTTTAAAGAATTCGTTTAGTGGTATATCGTATTTAATCGGATCAATCTTATGGACCCCTAATATGTGGAGAACAAGACTCGCTACACTTGATCCTCGCCCGACACCCCAAACAACATTGTTTTTTCTTAGTGTATCTATTATGTATTTTACCTGTCTAAGAAGCATTGTAAGATTTCTCTTGGAAAATTCTTCCAATTCAACTCTTGCTCTTTGGATATATTCTTCTTCCTTACAGGAATCCAATACAAATTTTTCAATGTCCATCTGTTTGTAACTGTCAGGCATGAACCAATTATTTTTGTTTAAACTTTGCTTTGGTGTTGGATAATCTAAAAATTCTGTCTGTATCCTTTCGAGATATGAAGAAACATCATCCATAACACAATGTTCCAGTATATCTGGTCCGTGTTTTTTAACACCTTCTATTACTTCTTTTATACTATTAGTCGACATTTATAAGTTGATCCAAATCCTTGTCTTGATCATTTGTTTTTGTAGGCTGCATTGCACGTCTACGTAATTCATCTCTATATATTGTAACAAATGTTTGGAGTTGTGTCAACAGGTGACCTTTGCCTAAACGTGCGGCTTGGGTGTATTTTTTGCTCAATTCGGATATTCTCTGAGTTAATTCAGTATCAGTAAGTTCTTTTGGATCTTCTTGGAATGGATGAAACATTATGCAAATGCGCCGATATATCTCATGTATATAACCGCAGTGCTATGTCTCCAAATTTCAATAAAAATAGGATCAGTTGCTGAAGTGAGTGTTAGCACTGGTGATCCGCTCGCATACCCCGGAAAGTCCTTGCTCTTTATCACGGTACCACCAGATGTCAAAAAGTTTATTGTTCTTGATGATCCATCACTGTAAAGTTCTAGCGTTACCTTTCCCATTCCAATTGGCGTCACTTCAGAACTAAAAACAGGATCACCTGGAAAATTTAAGAAATCCATTGATATATTTCCGCCTACTCTATAAATTTGGTAATCACCGTTCTTATAATCAATAGTGGTTGGAGAAGCAGTAACGGCTCCACCGTCGAATTTTCCTATTCTATTATTAATTAAAACTGCTTTTGAAATTGAATTTAATTCAAAATCATTATCCTCATCCTTATACGCGGCATTTGTAAGGATATCCGTAAGTTCATCTTTAGCACTTCTAAGGCTATTTTTTATTGTGTCAGAATTGTCTCTAAACACCTGTGTGTCGTTATCCTGCCCAGCAACTGGGAAGTTTTCGTTAATGCTTAGATAGTTAATTAAACTGTTGTTCGATCTTGCCACGTCTTTATCTCCGTTGTATTCAGTATATATTTATCATACTTCATTTGTTTAGAATCCACTTACGGTTACTGTAAATCCGCCATCTTTACGGTCGTTTGGATTCTTGTCATTTTGGTCTGGTTTTGGAGGAGAATCACTGTGTTTTGTTATTCTATCCTGCGGAAATTGAATGTATGTATCCTGTATTTGTCCGTCCACTATATCTATTATGTATCTATCAGCAACAAAATTAATCGTTTTGAAATCAAATGCGTTTGCCTTTATTCTTGATATTATAGTATCTGCTCTGCCTGGTTTTGCATAACAAATTACTAGTGCTTTTGTGAAACCTAATTCAAATGTTGCCTGTTCTTGTATGCTTCTCATCCAAAGAGGTAAAAATTCTCTATCTCTTTCACCAATGTCTCTAATTCTTTTTCTCATGTTTTTAACTGAATTAGGAAATACTCTTTGAAGATCAGCATCACTGGCATAAGGAATATCACTGTCAACAGTTAGATTATCATAACTGACCAGTACCTTGCTATTAGTATCATCTGACAATTCTATCTCGTTGGAAATACTCTTGCCATCCTTTTCGTATTCGTCAACGAGGTTTACATACACAACCTCATACAGGGTTTGTTGTGTAATAGGATCTTTTGCTTGTGCTTTTTGTAAACTACCAAATGTAAATCTTTTATTATAGTGATTTCTGCTAATGGCCTGTACAATAGGAGTGGCAGCAGTGCTTTCTATTCCTGCAAATATCAAACTTTTAATTTCGGTTTGCACTCCAAAATTTTCATCACCGTATCTGTAAATATCATCTGGAACAAATATTGTAGCGTCTGTAATAAAATTAAACCAATCTAATCTTTTATCTTTATTTTGGAATGCTTTGACGTATATATTTGCAAAAGTTTTTTGACTATCAGAAACTACTCTCACAGTAAAGGTTCTTGTGTCCTTAGCCAATCCGGAAGAGTCTGATGCTTCTATGGTAAATGAAAACAATTTGTCATAACTGGTTGTTTGATTATCAAAAGTTGTATTGAATGTAATTGATCCTGTTGAATCTATTTCACTACTATCTCTATCAAAAAATCTAGTCAGTCCCTCTTGATCATCGTCCGCAAACTGTGTTACTTTGCCTATTAAATTGCCATTCGACAAAAATTCTAGTCCGGGTGGTAAACTACCTTGGATCAGTTTGTATGTTACTCTTCCTCCATACAAAAGACTTGTTGCTTCAACAGATAATTTGCTAGGTTGATTAGGCTTTATAATTCCTAGGTCAGTTGCAGTAATCCATTCTATAGAACTTTCAATCTCTCCTATGATGTCCACACTAAAAGTTTTGTCTGTAGTTCCTACCCCTAGTTCCCAATATATAGAATTAGGTTCGTTTGGAATTTGGTTTATATTCGTTTGTTTACAAACATAAACGAAACCGTCATATCTTACCGCTTCGTTTTCTTCATATAATCTGGTTGAACTCCAATCACCTACCAAGGTATAATTTTGTTGAGCAATACTGGCAGGAAAATTAACAGCCTTCAAAGTAAACTGATAAGTTGTGGTTACAGCAGCCTGATAGGGTACTTTACCTGCAAGTTCTCCAGTTGTTGTATCTAGCGTAAGACCAGGAGGCAACGTACTCGCAGATCCATCAGGGTTGCTGTCTACGAGAAAATAACTTATCACTCCTGACAGCGTAGGAGGATCGTAAACATCTAGGAAAAGAGTTATATAGTTATTTGCTCGATATCGTCCTAAATAAGAGTCAGTAATCCACAAAGGAACTCTATCACTTGTAGCATCTGCTTGGAATAAATTAGTATCAACTTGTACGAGTGTATTGTCAGCCTTTAGGAACTCTTCTGATACAACATATATCTTAAAAATTCTATTTACTGCATTAATCCCATCTGTAATTGCCACGCCAAAAGTATAAATTCTGCTCAGTTTTTTTGGAACTACACCCTGTTCGCCATAATCATAGTATTGATTATCGTAAAAGAAACTATCAAAACCTAGGCTGTTATTTTTTGCAATATCCAATGGAACGGTGTCAAACGACGCAGTATCATAGGCACCTGTGATTGATGTAGCATAATCAATGGCAGGAATAGGTTGAGTGAATCCTGTTATTCTTCCAGTCTTTGAAAGTGTTAATCCATAAGGAAGAATCCCACTATTAGGAACCAAATAATATTCTAAATTTTCTCCTGCAACTACATCTGGATCAGTTGCTTCTAGTTGGAAATCAACCTGAGCATCGTCAAGAATAAAATATGACTGCCCTGCGCCAACATTAAGAAATCCTTCTTGCGTAATCCATTCGGGAATGTCCGCGCCGTCCACGCTTATTTTAAATGTTCTATCCTTTTCTTTGTCTCCATCATCTGCACGTATAACAAATCTATATTCCGTAAACTTTGTAACCTCAGCCGGTGAACCCTTTATCACATTGCCTAATAATATCATTCCACGTGGAAGTTCACCTGCAATAACGGAATAAGTTATAGGATTGCCCGTGTCAGTTGTTGCTTCTATGGGGACTGATGTGATTATTCTTTCTCCAAGAGTTCCTAGGTCCCCTGCTGGCGTTATCCAAGTCACTGCCATAAGTGGTTATCCTCCTAGGTTAGACCGCCGCAGTCGAGGTCGATATCCGATGTAAATGTTAGCGTTCCGAAATCAATATTTGCTGCCTGTAAAGCAAGTTGTAAGGCATTAGCATAGGTTCCATTAATTGATCCAAAATCATATGTGGTTAAGTATTCAGTAACAGGAATTAGTGTCTTAAAGTTTACAGAACTTCCTGATGAAGTAACTTCGATGTCCTTGGTCCCTGTTTCCGAATCAGGTGCAGCAACACCTTGAAGAGTTATTTGTTCATAAGTAGACGCAGAAATGCTTCCACTATCAGTATCAAATTTTATGAACGCATCTTCTTGAGTAGAATTAATTACTAGTTGTCCTGGTCTTTCCTCAATTAATATCTTTGTGCCATTTACTAATGATCTAAATCTAAGTGTATTGTTTACCTTTTCAAGAAATACTCCAGGAAGAGCATTACTGGCGTTTTCAGCGGTGATGGTAAGTCCAGCATTAAGTTCAGTAAAGTTAGCATTAACCTTCTGGAACGCTGTTCTTAGATCATCACCAAGACCATCGTTTACCAAGTTTCCTACATTAATTGTTTGTATGTCTGCCATTTCGCTTCCTATCTATAGTATGGCAACCAACTTAATTGCCCGTTTACATATACTTCTACATAACCCTGAGGATTATCAGGATTAGCAGGTTGTGTGCTATCCGCTTTTTCGTTAAGTGTTAGTGCACCTTGTATCTCCAAATCGCTAGTAATATTTACCGATTGATCAATTGTAATAGCACTTGAATCCGTAGTAGTCATTACACTACCTGTAAATTCAAATGCGCCTAAATTTAAACTATTATCATCTAGTCCTAGTGTTGTATACAGTTCGTCAAAGTTTTGATTGATCTTGTTAAACGCTGTGCGTAGGTTATCACCCGTTCTGTCATTTGCGCTAGTTCCAATGTTTACGGTTTGTTTAGCCATCTTACGCTCCCGTTCCACCATTTAATACTTTAACAACAGCCGCCAGCCTATCCAGCGCCTCTCCTACAGTTGTTGGAGCATCACCATCCCAGTCACCTGGTGTTGCTGGATCGTAATACAGTGTTCCGTCCACTCCGTTTACTAGCATTGTGGAGTTGTCAGCAAATACTGAACCGATCACATCACCTATGTGCGTGCCTCTTAATACGCCGTCAACCGCATCAACCAACTGAGTCGAATCATCTGCAAACACTGATCCAGTCATGTCACCTGTGTGATACCCTGTAAGATTGCCTGTAACTCCGCCTGATGCTACAATATTTCTGTTTGCATTAATTGTGTATCCTGAACCTGCTGTAAGATCTAAATTTGCTGATGCAACAATCTGTATCGGTCCCGGACCAGTAGAGCCACCATTTGTAATAGTAAGGTAACCGTCATATGCTGCCATCCAAGTTTGGCCTCTCAATGTGCCCCAAAGTTCATCTGCATAAACTTTGTTTTCTACAGCATCAACTATCTTGGTTGAATCGTCACCGAATAT